CCAGCGCCATCTGCATTGGTGGGACTGACAAATTCTAGCCACGCATTCACACCGTCTTTGGTGTGGACATAAACAGCAACACCATTACTTGCTGCATCATCAGAATCGGTGATTTTAATTGCTTCAGTAATCAGTGTATCGGCGGCGACAGCGAGTCCATTTGCATCACTAACAAGCGACGCACCGACAGCGAAAGCCGCGCCAGATTTAATCAAACAAGTACCAGCAATCTGCACAGGTGCTTTGGTTTGAGTGGCGTCAGTGGAATCTTCCATAACTCCAGCAGAACGCAGCGAGGCAGATTTAGTACCTGCACCAGAAATAAACGTCCCGCGTGCGGTACTCGCCGGAACAGTCATAGTAATTGAAACTTTACCTTGGTCAGCCATAATGGAACTCCTTTAAAGTTAAATATGTTACATTTTGAAAAGGTCAGAATATTCAGTCTGTGCGAGATCCATTGCGGTCTCAATGTCACATTTATCGCGCGTCATGATGGCTGCAACTGCTTCATCGACGGAGCTGATAACTTTTTCGTTATGCTTAGTGGTGGATTTGCTGTTAGTTTTGCCGAGCTCTTTCAGCGTGGCGTCAATTTGTACTTGGCGACCGGAAATCTCAGTATGAATAACTGCAAGCGTCGGCGCGTCCAGCTTAGCCAACACTGCCACACTACCATCTGCAAGCTGACAATCTGCAAACTGCACAGCAACATCAGCAAGAACTTTTGCAGCTTCATCCTCAGCGACTTTAGCAGCTAAAGAACCAGCAAGTTTTTCATTCTCAGTAGTCAATTTCTCATTGACAAATTGCATAGCAGTCATAGATGCCTGCATATCAACCATCGAGGCTTTCAGTTGATCTAGCGTTTCAGCGGTAATTTTCTCAGTCATTTTTACTTCTCCTTGTTGTTTAGCGAGTTCGATAGCAGAGGTCAAGTCGCCAATGCTGTCAATTAATCCGAGTTTTAATGCTTCAGCAGCGATAAAAGTTTCACCGGTTGCGATAGATTCAAGTACTGTTTCTTTATCTAATCCGCGATGGTTGCAAATAGCATCTACAAACATACCGTAGTATGTATCTACCCGTGCCTGAATTCGGGCTTTTGCGCCGTCGCTAAGAGGCTCAGAGCGATTGCCGACAGTTTTATATTGCCCGCGATAAATAAAAGTCTCTTTGACGCCAGCTTGCTTTGCGGCTTCACTATGTTCGGTATGCTGAACTACAACACCAATACTGCCGACTTGTGTGGTATCGTAAGCGCTGACAGAGGTACAGGCTGAAGCTAACCAGTAAGCTGCGCTAGCGGCAAGTCCATTAGCATAAGCAATAATAGGTTTAACCTGTTTCGCGGCTGCTACAAAATCCGCAAGCTCTTTAGTCCCGTCAACAGTCCCACCTGGACTATCTATATCTAGCACAATACCAGAGATTTCAGGATTATCAATAGCTTCTTGGATGTCGGCACGGATATTCCCCATCGTGCGAATGCCGCTCATAGCGGATAATCCATAGGCCCGTTTAGTCAAAGTACCAATCACAGGAATAACTGCCACGCCGCCAGTGCTATACATATCACTCGCATCTGGCTGGATGGCTATGTTCGTCCCGGCGATATGCTGCATTACAACAAGACGAATCTGCTCTAACTTCTCCGGCATAATTGCCCATTCAGTACTGTCAATCATGGACAGCAAAGAATGTCCGGGCAGCAAGGCTGAACTACTCAGCACTGGCGTCGATTCAATTTCATTCATCACCTTCTCCTTCTGGAGTGTCTGGATTTTCATTTGCAAGTTTTACATCTGCAATACGGGAGCTTTTTGCATCACGGGGTGGCAAGGCTACTCTATCCCGCAAGAATTCTTCTAGTTTATCATCTGGAGTTATGACATTGAATTTCAGCAATCTGCCGAGGAAACTTGCCATATCATTAAGCTCAACGCGTTCAATACCGACGGGCTTTATAAATGGTCGCTTGTCTAAGTTGTTATAAAGCTGCAATGCAGGACTGCCGATAAATTGAGTATTAACCACATTCGCAACACTATTAGCAATGCCTTCTACGGCAAGATGAAACAGGGAGGCTTGCTCTTTAGCAAGTGCAAAACTACCAGAGGAATTTGTCACACCAAGCACAAGAAACTGGCTCAGCATACTAAGAGCAATGTTATTGCTGTAGCGATTAATAACATCATTCAGATCAAATTGCCGCTTTCCTGGACTACCTACAAGGTCAAAAGTCCAACCATCTGGCAACACAAGTCCTTCCTGTGTATTCCGCTTTACGCTGCGTACAACTTTCCACGCCCAAACGCCGAGAGCATTAAGATTTCCCTTGGCATCCATTAAAGTTTCACCTTCAGGCGCAGTTAAAATCGGCAAACCAGTAAGATCGCGCTCAACGCCAATGGCTTCAATCTGTTCGATATTTGATTTATAATGCCAATCGCGGTGTGCATTGCGAAAGAGACTTTTGCCCAGTGGATTTGCTTGTGATTTGCACGCATGAAATACCAAACATTTCTGTGCTTTAATCTCAACCGGTGTGCCATCGACTGTCTGTTCGATATACTGCAATTTCCCTTTCGCATCGTGAATCCAATCTGTGAGCGTGGTTTGCGGACGGAAATACATACCGGACCAGAGTACTCGGCCATCAGCGTCTTTTTCAATGGTAGTTTCCATGACGCTATGGCCGAAAATCAGAGAACTAAGAATGTCTGTTAGTTGATCTTTCCAGTTGATTGCATCCATGCTGGCTTGCAAAATGCCTTCATTATCATCATAGACTTTCCACTCAATATTCTGAAAAATCTCAATCAGCGCAAACAACACAGCACCACAGATAGGATCGGTATTGGCCATTTTCAAATAAATCTGATTAGCCCTAGCGCCAGTTAGCAGCGTATCAATATCATCATCTGTAGTAAGACTGAATTGACCTTTTATAGTCTGCAAGCCATTGAAGGTTTTCGGTGGCTCGGGTTTTGTTTTCTTAAATCTTGACAAAACTAGTCTCCTGGATGAGTTGACTGTTAGCAGCTTCAAAGCCTGCAAAATTACCGTGCCCGAAGTCTACACGACCAAGATCAAAATGTCGATAGGTACTGACCATCAAACTATCAAAGAAATCAGGAGAAAAGCCTAGGCGATCTTTTAGTTTTTTCTTCTCTATCACTTGCAGAGGTTCACTATCAGGGATGAAAGCTATCTCTGGGATTTCCTGCACATAGCGATCGTGATCGGCTATTGCAAGAAGATCAAAGTTGTCAGAGAGTTCTTTCGCAAGTTCAGCTCGGATATTTCGATACGCTTGCGGATTGTTTGCACGCGCATTAGCGATTACTTTGAAAGTCTTAAAGCCAGGCTTTATTTTCAGTTGGTCATAGATCGCAATACCGATGCCGTTATAGTCTACATACAGCTCAGCGACGTTGGTAGTTTGGCAGTGCTTAGTTACATAGTCCACGAGTTCATTTGTATCATGGTGGCGGATGCGGAGTGGTGGATGTACATAAGAACCTTGCCGATCTGTGAGGATTGAACTATCATTCTTGCCGCCAGCAGGATCAAGTCCAGAGACTTTAATAATGTCCTGCAATGTCGCAGTATCAAATAGCTTATGTCGTGTGAATGCTTCCCGTAGTTGTTCATAAGTCGCTACTACTTGACCAACACCTAGAGGGAAATCGCCAAGAATTTTAGTCCTGAACCAATCACTTTCTTCACCATACAGCACTCGCATTCGATCAATCCATTCAGAATCGGTGAATGGCGAATCAATAGATGATAATGTTACACCGCACCACTGATCGCGGTTTTTATTGTGCGTATCAAAGAAATAACCGTTGGGTCGTGTAGGATTACCGACAAGTAAGCAATAAACATTCTTCTGGATCATTGATCCAGCTATACCTGAGAAGACTGCATCAGGAACGCCACTAGCTTCATCGACGATAAACAGCAAACTCGGTGCGTGGAAACCTGCCAGTACATCGCCAAGTTTATCTCTAGCGTCTTTTGGGATTGTTCGAGCAACAATAAACCAATCCCGGTAACCTTCGATATAGATTTTATTTTTTATCATGATAATTCCCTTGCGAATGAAGGGAATTTTTATTCGTCGAATCCAGCTTTCCATTTCGGCGAACAACAAATCTTCAAGTTGGTGGCCAGTTGGGGCAGTACAGACAACTTTCGATTCTGGACGGGTTGTGAAAAAGTGCAAAGCAGAAGTTGCTGCCATTGCAGTTTTTCCTGTAGTTGTCCCAGACTTACCACTAACGAATTTTCTATCACGAAGACCATCTGCCAGTTTCCGCTGATCCGCAGTGATGGTCGCCCCAAGGACTTCTTTCATCCAGAGTTCGTAATTGTCCTTATACCGCTTTATGTATTGTCCTGCGTCACTTACCATCAGAGTTATGCCTTAAAGCATTGATTACAGTTAGGACTATATGCAAGTCCACAATTTTTGCATTTACTTGAACGCCAAATAATGAAAGAAGAACGGTCCGACAGCTGCATTAGATAATGTGAGTATGAATACGACTGTTGCTTTGGTATTGACATAAGCGGCTCCGGGGTGCTTGAAGCGAAGTTGCACGGATTCATTATTAATTACCGGCGAATAGTCGGGGTCTATTACAGACCCCGCGAGATCAGTTAGGGATGCAAAATTACTGTCTGACTTTACTTGCCCGGCAAAGACTTTAATAACCGCGGATGATATAGTAGCGCCGTAGGGAATAGCTCCATCAGAAGCAGTCTGGCTGCTACTTGCAGGGAAGGTAAACACAAACGGCCCCCAGTTGTCAGATGCAGCGAATAAGTCTATTGTTTTGGTTTCAAAATCAGACATAATTGCAATCAGCCTTTATGTTGGATCTGTGGAATTGTATTTGAATGTGGGAATGGTAACCGTGCCACCAGAGCTGAGTCCCTGGGAGTCGCAAGTAGTTACGAGCAACAGAAGGGTCGCGGAGCAAAGAGCTACATGCGTGGCTGTACCATCAGCATCAACAGCAAGATCAGCTTGTTCGGCAATAGTAACTTTGCGCCCGCTAGTATCATCTGCATTTACAAAATCGCCACCAATCAGAGTATGCGCGGCGATCAGGGAGAGTGTATCCGCATTAGCACGATCAGTCGGCTCAGCGGTGCAGATATAAATCTCAGTCGCAGTTGCAATAATATCAAGAGTGCCATCTAGCACAGTATCATCAACTTTCTTACCCATTAGAAGACTCCTTAGACTGTGATACGAATTTAGTTACAGTACTAACCAACACATCCTGCACTTGCAATACTACAGCTTTTGATTTAGATTTACCTTCATTCTTTGGTTTCATTTCAGCTCCTGTAATTTATTGTAAAGTTTGTGAAATTCTTAAAACCTGTTGTAAAATCTGTAAAATTTTCAAAATCAACAACAAAATCTTCAGCTTTGGCATTTATTACCAGCATATAACCCACAGCGGGAATAACTAGACTGACTTGCTGAATTGTGCTATCTGCAAGCAAATCGTCCATCAGCAGTTCATATTGCAGCCCGCCGAGTTCGATATTATCTATTGTAGTTGTTTGGCCGAGATTGTCAACTACAAGCAGGAAGGCTGCGGAGAGATTTAGCTCACCGTCAAGTGCGGCCGATGCAGCAAGACTGTCAACTACTAGCTGTATCCAGCCAGACACAGAAGGACTCTCAAGTGCTGCTGCGCCGAGTGCATTCTGGACAGCAAGGCTATATTTGCTGGTCAGTTCAGGAGTAGTTAAACTACTACTCTGTGCAAGTGGATTGACTATTAAGCTGATCGCAGTTGAAAGGGTGATATTTGCTAAGCTGGCCGCTCCCTGTAAGTCAGCAATAACAATGTTGTATGCACTACTCAGCACTGGTGCAGTTAGAGTAGTAGAGCTTAGCAGATTATTAATGGCTAAGGATATTGCCGTTGAGAGTGTTATGTTGTCTAAACCTGCAAGTGCAGCCAAATCAGCAACAGACAGGCTATATTTGCTTCTAAGTTCTAAATTGCTGAGAGTGCTAGCAGATAGCAAGTCATTTAAGGCTAAAATAACTGTATAGCTGAGTGTGATTTGTTCGACTGAATTCAGTCCTTGCAGATCAGCAATAACCAACAGATATTCACTGACTAGATTAACATTGCCAACACTACTAGCAGAAAGCAGATTATTGACTGCAAGTTGGACTTTAAAGTTGAGTGTCGGCGTGCTGATAGTACTGCTTGCTGCGAGATTCGCTATTGCAAGCTCAATCGCCGTGCTGAGAACAATATTCTCTATTGTTGCACCTGCGCTAAGTGCCTGGAGGGATAACGTGTATTCACTACTGAGTGTCGGCGCAGATAGAGTTGCAGTACCAGCGAGACTCTTGAGGGTTAGAGTGATGCCCTCGTCTGCAACATCATTAAATGCACCAACACCGGGAATAATCCAGCCATCGCCGCCTGTACCGTTTACTGCCCCGCGACCGGGTATGATCCATTGTCTAGCCATTAGCTCTGTGCTACCAGTTGATCGACATAAACAGTTGTGGAGGGCTTAGCTAGGCAGGCCCATAGTGTATGCGGACCGGCTGCACCACCGCTGATTGCCACGGCTACTTTTTGCTTAACTTCTCCAGCTAAATCTTCTGTCCAACCTTCTGTTGATGTTGTTAAGTTCACGGGTGTACCAGGAGCAGAACCGCCAGAATATCCAACATGTTGTCTTGATGTA